TCAGCCTTGTTCTAAATCCTGATTATGGGGATATCACTGACCCAGAAGAAGGAACCGACCTTGTTCTTAGTTACGGCAAGCCACCTGGTGCTTCGTTCCCGCAAACAAAGATCCAGCCTCGACGTAGGACTTCTCTCATGATGGAAGACGAAAACACAATTGCTGCAACTCTAAGCGCTATTCCGGACGTTGAACAGCTTTTTGAACGTAAGTCGACCCAAGAGGTACAGGCGATACTTGACGAGTTTATGTCCAAGGACGTAGATGCGGAGTCCTCATCTTCGGAATCTGTTCACTATGGCAAGAACAGCGGAAATTCTGTTGATCAGGCATTTAAAGAGCTAATGAACGCATAGTTCAAACACATTTGACTTGGGGCCCAGAGGGCCCCTTGTCTTGGAGGGATAATGGCAAGAGCGAGAAAAGTAAAAACTGGTAAGTTGTCAATGGATGAGATGCGTGGCTTGATTAATAAGCAGGCTGGCTGCGAGGTGGCGTTTAATTTAAATGAGGACAACCCCACAGAGGTAGAGGAGTGGATCCCAACTGGATCTAGGTGGCTTGATTCTATTGTTTGTCGAGGGCGTCTGGCAGGTATCCCGGTCGGTAAAGTAATTGAAATTGCCGGATTAGAGGCCACAGGCAAATCATATATGGCTGCCCAGGTAGCAGCCAATGCTCAAAAGATGGGGATTGATGTTTTCTACTTTGATTCTGAATCAGCAATTGATCCAACTTTTCTAGTTCGATCAGGATGTGATCTGGACAATATGATGTATGTTCAGGCCTCATCAGTTGAGTTTGTGCTAGAAACCATAGAGATGCTCTTGTCATCTAATGACAATAAGATGTTATTTATCTGGGACTCTTTAGCATTAACACCAGCTATTAGTGATATTGAGGGTGATTTTAATCCTCAATCTTCAATGGCCATGAAGGCTAGAATTTTGTCCAAAGGCATGGCCAAATTGACACAGCCGATTGCTAATTCGAAATCAACATTTCTTGTGCTTAACCAGCTAAAGTCAAACATTACTAGAGTGGCTGCTGAAGCTCTAACTACTCCATATGTTACTCCTGGTGGTAAGTCTATGATTTACGCCTATTCCCTTAGAATTTGGCTGACGGGACGCAAAGCTAAGAAGAGTTTTGTAGTGGATGAGAATGGGTTTAGAGTCGGAAGTGAGGTAAAAGTAAAGTTAGAAAAATCAAGGTTTGGAACCCAAGGGAG